GGTGGCCGATGGGGTCCCGGACCCGTACATCATCTTCTGCGGTAACACCGCCTACGTGTGGATCATCGGCGGCGAGCAGTCTGCTGAAGCGTACTGGACCTCCGGTGGCCGCCCGGAAGCGTTGGGCCCGGGGAACCGGGCCCAACGCAGAGCGGCACGAGCTGGCGGGACCAGTACGGCCGCGGCCGCCGCGACCCGGCCACAGGGCTCTACGAGTGGTACGAGTACCCGGAAGAGGTCGCGGAGCAGAGGCAGGGGCAGGGGACACCGGTCTCCTGGGGGCAGATCCTGACCCGCTGGGCGCTGGTCGAGGCCGACCTGCATGAGACGTTCGGGGTGGACGTGGGCGACCGGGTCCTGATGCGGACCAGGTCATGGCGGTGGCTGCAGACCCGCATCTTCGGACTGCTCAACACGGACAGCCGCCTGCACCGGGCGCTGGCGCCCGACTCCGACTCCGACAGCTGACAGGTGGTGGCCGGTGGCGCTGAAGCTGGGCGAGCTGGTGGCCGTCATCACCGTCGACGACGACGCCTTCAAGACCCGCATGGACCGGGCCAAGTCCGACTTCGAGGGCTTCGGCGGCAAGATGCAGGTCGCCGGTGCGGCGGCCGGCGCCTTGGCTGGTGGGGCAATGGCTGCCGGGCTGGTCGGAAACCTCAACTACGACGCCGCCAACGACAAGCTCGCCGCCCAGCTCGGCTCCACCCCGAAGGAGGCGGAGCGGCTCGGTAAGATCGCAGGCGACCTGTACACCGGCGCCTGGGGCGACAGCATGCCCGAGGTCAACGAGGCGATCCGGAGCGTGATCCAGAACATCGACGGGATGCGCGGCGCATCCGACAAGGCGTTGCACGGCATCACCGCCAGCGTGATCGACCTGGGCACGGCCTTCGACAAGGACGTAGGCCAGACGTCCCGCGCGGTCGGGAAGCTGATCAAAACCGGTCTGGCGAAGGACGCAAAGGGTGCCCTGGATCTTCTGACCCGTGGCTTCCAAACCGGCGCCAACGAAGCCGACGACCTGCTCGAAGTGGTCGCCGAGTACTCCACAATGTTCCGTGAGATCGGCCTGGACGGGCAACAGGCCCTGGGCCTGGTCTCCCAGGGCCTGCAGGCCGGTGCCCGCGACGCTGACACCGTCGCCGACGCGATCAAGGAGTTCGCGATCCGCGCCCAGGACGGGAGCGAGGCCTCGGCGGCCGGGTTCAAGGCGGCCGGGCTGGACGCTGACCGGATGACCGCCGCGGTCGCCCGGGGCGGCCCGGCCGCTGAAAAGGCGCTGGGCCTGACCCTGGATAGGTTGCGGGCGATGAAGGACCCGGCCGAACGCAACGCTGCCGCGGTGGCTCTGTTCGGCACCAAAGCCGAGGACTTGGGTGACGCGTTGTTCGCGCTGGACCTGGACACCGCCACTGACCAGCTGGGCAAGGTCGAGGGTGCGGCGTCCAAAATGGGCGAGACGCTGAACGACAACGACAAGGTGCAGCTGGAAAGCCTGAAGCGGCAGGTGCAGGCGGTGCTGGTCGAGAAGATGGCCGCGGCCGTGCCGCACCTGCAGGCGGTAGGCGGGTGGATGGCCGAGCACAAGGCGCTGGTGGTGCCACTGGTCACCGTGCTCGGCACGTTCGCGGCGATCATCGGGGTGATCACCCTGGCGACCAAGGTTTGGACCGCGACGCAGGCCGCGCTGAACGTGGTGATGCTGCTCAATCCCATCGGCCTGATCATCCTCGCCATCGCCGCCCTGATCGCCATCATCGTCCTGATCGCCACGAAAACCCGCTGGTTCCAGACCGCCTGGAAGTGGGCCTGGGGCGGGATCAAAACGGCCGCGCTGAACGTGGGCCGCTGGTTCCGGGACACCCTGTGGCGGAAGTGGATCGTCGGCACCTTCAACGGCATCATCGCCACCGGCGGGCGGGCCGTCGACTGGTTCCGGAAGCTGCCGGGCAAGGTCGGCCGGGCGGTAGCCGGAATCGGGAAGATCATCAGCGCTCCGTGGCGGTGGGGCTTCAACCAGATCGCCTGGCTGTGGAACAACACCGCCGGCCGGCTCCGGTTCACCATGCCCGACTGGGTACCCGGCCTCGGCGGCAAAGGCTTCTCCATGCCGCAGCTGCCGATGCTGGCCCGCGGCGCCCGGATCCTGGGCGGCGGCTTGGCGGTGGTCGGGGAGGCCGGCCCGGAGGTCGTGGCCCTGGGCGCGGGCGCCCGGGTCGCCCCACTCGACCGTGCCGTGGCCGTCGGAGGCCGGGCCGAGGTCCACGGCACCATCACCATCCAGGGCGACGGCATCCTCCGCGGCCTGCGTAAGAAGGTGGCCGTGCGCGGCGGCACCTTCGAGGCCACATTCGGGTGAGGTGAGCCCATGTCCTTCCCCGCGACCCCGCTGACCGTCACCATCGAGGCAGCCTTCGGGGCCGACCGTGGCGCCCACCCCGACACCTGGACCTGGACCGACCTCACCAGCCGATGGCACCCCGCCGTCGACCTGGTCGCCTTCCTGGGCCGCCGCGACCAGGAAGGCGGCGCAGGAGACGAGCAGGAGATCACCTTCGCGCTCGGCAACGACGACGGGCAGCTGACTCCCGAGGACCCACGGTCGCAGTGGTGGCCCCACGTAGATGAGGGGCTGCCGGTGCGGATCATCCTCGCCCCGGGGCTCACACCGGAGCTGGTGCTGGTGCTGACCGGGTACGCCGCGGAGATCACACCGCAGTGGCCTGCCGGCAGCAGCCGGCAGGCCCTGGTGGCGGTCGTGGTGGGCGGCATCGCCCGGCAGCTGGCCCGCGGCCGCTCCCCGCTCCGGTCACCGCTGCACCAGACCATCGTGGCGTCCGACCCGGTGGCCTACTGGTCCCTGGAAGATGCCGAGGGTGCGACCGAGGCCGCGTCAGGGCTGCCTGGCGGGCCGCCCATGACCGGAGGCAGCATCGCGCGGGCGGCCTCAGAGCTCATCCCCGGGTCGCTGCCCACCCCCGACCTGCGAGACTCGACAGGCGCCATGCGCGGCCGGGTGCAGGGCACCTTCGACGGCTTGTCCTGGACGGTCGCGTGGACGGCCGTGTTCGAGGGGACCAACCTGTGGACCCCTGTCGACATCAGCGTGTCCGGTGGGATCTACGACCGGTACACCATAGTGCTGTCCGATGTGGTCGAGTTTTTCGGACACGACGACGACACCGGCGGCTCGACGAACCTTGGCACGGTCAGCCAGGACCTTTCGGACGGCCTACCACACAGGATCGCCCTGACCGTCCGGTACGAACCGATCGCGGACAACATCGCACAGAGCCTGTTCATCGACGGGTCGGTGGTCTTCACCTCGTCCGACACCGGCTCCCAGGCCGGGACCCCTGTCGACGTGGTCGTGCGGCCGCGGAGCTCGGGCACGTCCGCGACCGGCGGCCACGTGACGGCGTGGAACACTCCGTACTACCCGCGGCTATACGAGGAACTCAACGTGCTTCCCGCGCAGCAAGCGTTCGCGGAAGAGCTGGCGGAGGACCGCGCCGAGAGGCTGTCCCTGCAGCAGCAGGTGCAGTTCCGTGTGGACCCGGACACAGTCGACCGGTTCGGCCGGACCGAGGCCAGCGGTTGGGGAGACGCGACCACCGGCGAAACCTGGCAGACCACAGGCGGATCCGGCTCCGACTACGCCGTGGCCGCCGGGACCGCGACGATCGAGCTGGACACGCTGAACTCCCAGCGAGGCGTACGTACGGATGACGTCGCGTGGGCCGACGCGGACATGGCCGTCACAGTGTCTGCATCGGACACCGCCGCTGGTCCGGGGGTGTTGGACGCCATCCAGGCCGGGGTCACCTTGCGTGACATTGACGCCGATAACCGATATTTGGTACGGGTGGTGTTCCTGCCGTCCGGGGCGGCAGCTGTGGCGCTAGGGGTCCTGATCGGAGGGACGGTCACCGCCACGGCGCTGTCTGACCCGTCCGACGACATCCCCTACGAGGCGGGCGCGCCCATCCGGGTGCGGGGGCAGGTACGCGGGAATGTCATCCGCGGCAAGATCTGGCGGCCGGCCGACCCGGAGCCGCCCGCGTGGGGAGCACGCCTGGTCACCAGCGGCATCACCGGTGAGCTGACCGGCCGAGCCGGGATCGGCGTCCGTGCCCTGCTCGACGCAGACCTCACCAACACCTTGCCGATCGTCGTGAGCGTCTTAGACCTGGTGGCCCGGCAGCTGCACCCGTCCGAGCCGATGGGCCGCCAGCCGGTCGACACCCTCCCGGCCCTGCTCCGCGACTGCGTGACAGCCGACCGGAGCATCATCTCCGAGGGGCACTTCGGCTACGTCTGGCGGCCCCGCGGCAGCCGGTACAACCAGACCCCGACGCTGGTCATCGATGCCGCCAACCGTGAGTTGGCGCTCCCGTTCGCCCCGACCCGGGATGATGCCACGGTCCGGAACGAGTGGACCATCTCCCGGCCGGGTGGGTCGTCGGTGACCGTGGCCGACCAGGCCGACCAGGCCCGCCGGGGCCGCCGGGACGACTCCGACGAGCCGAACATCGCCTCCGACCAGCGGCTGGCAGACCACGCCCGTTGGCGGCTGGGCGAGTCTTCGTCGGCCGGTCTGCGTCATCCCCAGCTGGGGACCATGCTGCACGTGGCCCCGCAGCTGCTGGCGGCTGTGCTCTCGACCAGGCCTGGTGACCGGATCCAGGCGGTCGGGTTGCCTGCGCAGTACCCCGGCGGGTTGGACCAGGTCGTGGAGGGCGTCGCTCACACGGTGCGTGGCCGGCGCTGGTGGCGGTGGGACGTGGTGGTCGCCCCGGCCGCCCCGTGGACCGTCGGTGTGTGGGCCGGAGACACCGAGACCCCGCAGCCGGCCGAGCCGAAGAGGTACGCACCGTACGACTCGCGGGTCGTGACAGCCTTCGACGCCGGCGACGACACCACGCTCGTGGTGGAGGACCAGACCGGCGGCGGCGACCTGTGGTCCACCACCGCAGACACCCCCTTCGACATCAAGGTGCGGGGTGTCCGGCTGCGGGTCACCGCCGTATCCGCGGCCACCGGTGCGCAGCAGAGCCTGACGGTGCAGCAGACGCCGGTCAATGGGGTGGTGGGAGTGACGGCCGCTGTGGGGGAGCCGGTGCAGCTGTGGGCGCCGGCCCGGTACGCGCTATGAGGGGAGGGAGCTGTGCCGCAGGCTGGTGACACGATCCGGGCCGTCCAGATCCCCGGCCAGTTGGTCGCCCACCATGAGAACACTTCGGACAGTGCGGGGTTCACACCAGAGACGGTGGTCATGACCCTCGCTGACATCCCAATGATCAGCGGGCAGACCTACTCGGTGTGGTCCAACCCCGGAGTGGTGTCCACCCAGGACGGGGACAAGATCCGGGTGGCGCTGCGGGAGGACAGCATCAGCGGCGCCGTCCTCGACTCGACCATGGTCGACAGCAACCAGGCCGGCTCGGCGACGACGCGCAAGTACGCGCCGGTGCTGTTCGCGCTCTACCCGGCTACCGTCACCGGCGGCAAGACGTTCGTGGTCACGGGTGAGCGTGCCGCCGGCGGCGGCACTGTCCACCTTGAGGGATCAGCGGAGAGGAGGAGCTACCTCCTGGTGCGCTACGAGTTCGGATGACGAGCATGAGAGGTGGGTCATGAGCGAGGTCATGTCCCGGTCGGAGGCCGGCCTGCCGCCGGTGCCATCCAGCATCGGCCACCGCACCATGGCCTCCTGGGCGGGGATCCGCGTCCACCACACCGGCGGCGCGTTCTCCACCTGGCGGGCGGTCCACGACTGGCAGACCGCCGGCCGGCCACCCGACGAGCAGCTCGCCTACATCGGCTACTCGTTCGGCATCTCCGACGGGCGGGTGTGGACCCTGCGGGGATGGGACCGGCACCCCGCCCACGACTTCATCAACACCCACCTTGGGGTCGTCCTCGGCGGGGTGTACGAGACCCGGCTGCCCGCCGGGGCGGACCTGGACGCGCTGGTGTGGTTCATCCGGGCGGCCCGCGGCCGGCCGGGCGCCGGGCCGCTGCCGGTGGGCACCCACCGGGAGGTCGGGCAGACAACCTGCCCCGGCACCACGGCGCACCAGTGGGTCAAGCAGGTGCTACCGGGCCGGCTGGCCCAGGAGGAGAGCGACGTGAGCGCGGACGAGCTGTGGCAGTATCCGATCACCAACGTGCGCGACGGGGAACCGAAGCAGGCCCGGGGGATGCTGCGCTACACCAACCACTACGCCCACCAGGCCAGTCAGCGGGCCGCTCAGCTGCTGGCCGGGCAGGCCGCGGTCCTGGCCGCGCTGGCCGGCGACGACGTGCAGGCCGCGGTGCGGGCCGAGCTGGACCGGGCGGCCGCGGCCGAGCGGGCGGAGCGGGCCGCCGAGCTGGCAGAGCTGCGGCACGACCTGGCCGGGGCGGTGCTGGCCGAGCTCGGCCCGGCGCTGGCCGCGCAGCTGGGCGCCGCGGCCGGGGAGCTGCCCGCGGCCGTGGTGGAGGCCGCGGTGGCCCGCGCGCTGGGCCGCACCACGCTGGCCGTGGCACCGCCTGCGTGATGCTGGCCGACCTGCTGCCGGTCGCGGCGCAGGGTGGGCTGCTCGCCGCCGTGGCCGGGGTGTTCGGGCTGTTGCACCGCTCCGCCGTGCGGGCCTACCGGGAGCAGACGGCCGACTGGCGGGAGGCCTTCGCCCTGGAGCGGGCGGCGCATGAGGAGACACGGCGGCAGCTGCTGCACGTCCTGGCGCCGCTGGCGGAGCGTGCGTCGTGAGGTGGCCCTGGCCCCGCCGCGTCCGGGTGGTCGACGGCCGGGCCGCCACCGCGGCGCGGCTGGACGCCGCCCGGCGGCTGGCCTCCGCCCGCCGCCGCCGTCCTGAGGTGGACCGGGCCCATGACCGGCTCGCGGACTGGGTCGAGCAGGCGTTGGGGGGCCGGGCGTGATCCGGGTGGTGGTGGCCGAGCTGGTGCTGTTGGCCGTGATGTGGTCGGCGTTCCTGGTGGTGCATGCGCGGTGGCCGTGGCGGGACACCCCGGTGGGGCGGCAGCTCACGGCGATGGCGGTGGTGTCCCTGGGTGAGGCGGTGAGCCTGGCGCTGCTGGCGGCCGGGCGTCCGCCGCCGCTGTGGCTGTTCGCGGTCGGGTTCGGCGCGGCGGACGCGGTGCTGGCGTCGTGGCTGGTGTTGACGTGGCGGGCCCGGCGACGGGCCGCGGAGGTGGAGGGAAGATGACGGAGTACGTGCCGGACCCGGAGTCGCGGGAGCCGCCGCCGTAGGCCGCTCCCCGGGGACACGCGCGCCCCCCGCCCTTCGTGGGCGGGGGGCGCTTCTCCGCGTCTCCGGGGGCTGGTGAGGCTACGGGCCTGCGGCCAGCAGCCGCTGGTGCGCCTCCAGCGTCCCGGCCGGGATGGGCCGGACCCGGCAGCGCACGTGCTGGTTGTCGAAGTCGCGGACCACGACCAGCGACTGCTGCCCGCCGGTCATGACGCACCCCCGCCCTGCTGCTCCAGCGCCTGCGCCAGCCTGCGCAGCGCCTCCAGCCGGCGGCCCCATGCCCGGCTGGCGGCGCGGTACTCCGGGCTGTCCTGCCCGGAGTACCGCGTGGTGAGCACCGCGTCCTGCGCGGCGTAGCCCACCCGGTGCGCCATCCGCACGACGTCGCCGACCCGCACCGGCCGGGTCACCTCGACGATCCGCTGCGGTTGGTCGTGATCGTGGTGGACGACCTGGTGGGTGGCCGTGGCCGCCGGGTCGTGGGTGTGCAGCTCGTACGGCTGCGGGTTCAGCGGGTCGTACGCGGTGGTCATTGGGAGGCTCCTTCAGCTTGTGGCGAGATCGAGATCCGCGATGAACGCAGCCGGGTCCTGGGCGTTGACCACGATCTGCATGGAGCCCGCCGCCTGGCTGGTTTCACGTAGCTGGGCTTGGGGGCCGTAGGGCGTCTCCTTGATTGACTCGATCAGCAGGGGTCGAGCCGGCTTCGGGCCGAAGACGGGGATGCGGTTGTGCATGGCGGTGGTGGCTTCTTCGAGGGTCATCTCGGTTCCCCTTTCCTTTGTGGTGGTGGTGGTGCCTGCCAGTCTGGCGGGCTCGGCACCGCCCCAGGGGGGCTGGGGCGGCACCGGGCCGGTCAGCGGTGGACGGGCAGCAGCTGCTCCGGTGTGAGCCGGCCCTGCTCCCGCAGCCGCCAGGCGTGCCAGGCGGCTGTACCGGCCTCGGGGGCCGGCTCGGGGTCGCAGGCGGCCGGGCGGGGCCAGGTGTGTGCGTGGCCGCACGGCTGCATCGTCGCCGCCGCGGTGGTGGGGGGGTTCATGGGGGACCTCCTGGTCGTGGGACGGGGCCGGCGCGGTCTGGCCGGCTCGGCAACCGCCCGCTGGCGCGCGGGCGGCCACCGGGCCGGTCAGTTCGCGCCGATGCCCTGCGCCTCCCAGGCCTGGCGGGTGGCGGCCTGCTCCCAGGTCTCGACCCGGCGCTGGTCGTCGCCGGCCAGCTCGGCCTGCAGCGCGTGGCTGTCGCACCGGTACAGCCCGTCGGGGCCGACCCAGTAGCCGCCGGGGTAGGCGCAGCAGCAGCCGTCGCCGTGTTGGTCGAGGCGGTGGCAGCGGTCGGCGGGGGTGCAGTCGGTGCAGGTGATGGCGTCCATGGGGTGTGCCTCTCGGGTCGATGTGCTGCTGACCTGAGCCACGCTACCCGTGGGATTCCCACGGCGCTAGGTGTCCTGACCTGGGCAAACGCGCCCGTGGCGGGGCGGGATCGGCCCGCTCGGTCTTCATTGCCTGCCATCGATACGGGCATATCTGGGCATAGCAGGTCAGCGGTCACTCTCCGTAGGTCATGCGGTCAGTGTCTACTGTGGCGCTCATCCATTACGTACGTGGGATGACCACGGGCAGCGTGGGATTCTGGCTGACCGGATGAGTAGCAAACCCGGACATGCCGGGCCGTGATCAACAAGTGTCCAAATCATCGGACATGTCGACCGGGGCAGGGGACGAAACAGGCTCTACACAGCGTGACATTCGATCGACCTGCGTGGCCGCACTCGCCCAGGCGTGCTAATCCCACAGATGGCGTAGCATCCGTGGGATGGACACCCGGGCGCAGTTCGACCGCGACGCCGCCAACCTCCGCAAGCGCACCGGGTACGCCCGGGCGCTCCGGATCGCCATGGCCGCCGCCGACGTCTCCGGCGCCGAACTGGGCCGCCGCCTGGGGATGACCCCCGCCGCCGGCGCCGAGTGGGTCCGCCGCCGTACCCGTGGCCAGGTGGCCTCCACCACGGACGACCTGGAGCGCATCGCCACCGCGCTTGGCTGCAGGGTGCGCGACCTGCTCCCCGCAGACCGGTGACCCCCACCGCCGCAGCCGTCGCGACGGGCCGGGGCCGGGACATCACCCGGACGGAGCGTAACCCGGCCGGCCCCGGGGCGTTGGGCCCTCTGTCCCTCCCCGGCCGGAGAGGGACAGACGGCGGGCAGGCCATGGGAAGAGGGCGTGACCATGATCCGTGCCGGCGAACCCACCGCGATCTACATCCCCCAGCACGGCCCGGCCGCCGCCCGGGCGCTCCGCCGGCTCACCACCGCCACCGCCGCCCATGGGCTGGCAGTGGTGGACATCGTGTGGTCCTGGCGCGACCTGGTGCAGCTGCTCGCCAGCGGCGAGGTGCAGCTGGCGGTGGCCACCTCCGCCGCGGACCTGCCACCCGGCCGCCGCCCCCGGCTGGTCATGGCCGACCAGCTCCCTGCCCCTGGCCGCCCGCGCCGCTGGCTGCGGTGACCGGCGGCAGCGCCAGCACCGCCGCCCGCCGGGACCGGTCCGAGACCGCCGTGTAGACCGCGGTGGTCGCCGGGGAGGCGTGGCCGAGCAGCTCCTGCGTCACCCGCAGGTCCCCGCTGGCGGCCTGCCACCAGGTGCCCGCCCAGTGCCTCAGCCGGTGCGCGGTCACCTGGCCCAGCCCGATCCGGTCGCACGTGCGGGCGATCCTCGAGGACACGTAGCGGGCCGCGCAGCCGGCGACCGGCCCGGGCGGCAGCGCCGCGACGGCCCGCCACACCTCGGGGTGGGTCGGCACCGCCCGGTCCCGGTCGCCCTTGCCGTGGACGTAGACGACCTGCTCGGTGACGTCGGCCCGGTCGAGCCGGGAGATCTCCACGCAGCGGAGCCCGGCGTAGGCGGCGAGCAGGCACCAGGTGCGGACCGGCTCGCCGGCGGCGGCCAGGACCCCCGCGAGCTCGGCGTGGCTGACCGGCCGGGGCAGCCCGCGGCGCTGCCGTGGCACGGGAAGCCCGGCCATCGGGTCCTCGGCCAGCCGGCCGGTGGCCACCGCCCACCGGTACAGGCCCCGGAGGGCCACGGCGTAGGTGGCCCTGGTGTTGCGGGCGGTGTGGCCGGCGAGCCACTCCGCGATGTCGTCGGCGTCGGAGAGCAGCCCGTGCGGGAGGGCGGAGGCGGCGCGGGTGAGGGGGGTGCGGTAGGTGCGGATGGTGGTCGGGGGGTGGCCGGCCAGCCGCAGGTGCGCGGTGTAGGCGTCGATCTGGGCGAGGTCGTCGGGCACGGGTCCAGGGTGGGGGGCGTGGGTCATCCTGTCGCCTGGTCGTGGAGCCAGGCCTGGCGGCGGGGCCGGCCGGTGGTGGTGGCGGCGGCGGCGCGGGCGGGTCGGCCGGCCGGGCAGGGGTGGGGCCGGCTGGCCGGGTGGGTGGTGGGGTGGTGGCCGGGTGCGGGCTGGGCCGTCCGGGTGGCGGTGGCGGCCGTGTGGGCGACGTGGTTCGATTGACGCATAACACCGCCCTCTGGTCGTGCTGGCCGTGGCAGGAGGTCGATGATCTCCACGCCGAGTGCTTTGGCGATCCGCTCCAGGTCGTTCAGGTCGATCGCGGTCGTTCCGGTGAGCCGGTAGCTGACCCACGATCGTGAGACCTGCAGCTGGGCGGCCAGGTCTCGGCCGGTGACCCGGCGTCGGGCCAGGACGGCCCGGATCTCAGCGGCCACGTAGCCGCTCAGCGTCTGAGTATCATCCATGCCGTGATGATCGCACAGTTTTTGTGCATGCGTCTAGACCGGTAGATCGAGTCGCGGGTCATCCGAATGGGTGGGTTCTGCCTGACGCCCGAGGTCTCATGTTGACAAGTTCACGGAATCCGTGACACTGTTGCGTGATGACCCTCCCAGACACGGCAAGCCTGACCGGCCGGGCGTTGGCTGAGATCCGGGCCGAGCTCGGCCGCCAGAACCTCACCCGGGTGGACCTCGCCAACCGCCTGGGGGTGGAGCGGAACTGGGTCCACTACCGGCTCGCAGGTGAGACCAGCCTGCGGCTGGTGGACGTCGAACGCATCGCGGAGGCGCTCCACGTGCCGGTGGGCAGGTTCCTACCCACCGCAACGACCCCGGCCGGCGGCTGACCCATGGCTGGGCACCCGCACCCGGGCCGGTGGCTCACCGCCGCCGCCAGCCTCGCCGCGGCCGGGCTCGCCGCGGCCGGGCTGGCCACCCTCGTCACGGTCGCCCTCGCCCTGACCGGCCGCGGCGAGGCCCCGGAGCCTGGCTGCGGCCCGGCCGTGCACCCCGCGCCCGCGGCCACCACCAGCCGGCGGCACCGGCACCCCGACCAGCGTGACCGGCCCGACTCCCACCCGCCCCGGCTCGGCGCGCACCACCTGGCCGCGGAGCCGTTCGCCGGCGCCACCGTGCCCGCCGCGGAGCTGGTGCCCAACCTGCGCGGCGGCGGCCGGGAGAAACCCGGCGAGCGCGGCGGGGCCAGGGCCACCTCGATGACCGGCTACGCCGCCGCCGCCATGGCCGCCGCCGCGCTGCTCTGCGTCTGCGGGAACTGGCCATGGTGACCCGCGTGGTGGACCTGCCCCTGCTGGTCCTGGCCGTCGCCGCCGCCGCGGGCGCCACCGTCGGGACCGCGGTCGTGACCGTGGCCTGGGCCACCATCAGCGGCCTGCCCGCCGTCACCGTCGCCACGCTGATGCTGCTGCCGCTGCTGGCGGCCTCCTCATCAGCCGTCGCGGTCATGCTCAGCCCCCGCCCGGCCCGCGGCGCGGCAGCCCCTGGACGGCTCCGCGCCGGCCCCTGACAAGCAAAGGCCCCGCACCGGTACTGGCCGGTGCGGGGCCAGGAAAGGAGCTGCTGTGACACACACCCTACACGCCCCGCACGCCCCGCCGGTGTGGTGGCATGCCGGCACCACCCGGGCCCAGCTGGCCGCGGTCCTGCGCTGGGCCCGCGCCGCCGGCTGGACCCGGGAGACCGGCCCCCGCCGTGGCTGGGCCGCCCCGGACGGGTCCGCCGTGGTGGAGGCTGACACCGCCACCGGTGAGCTCGGCGTGCACTACGACCCGGCCAGGCCGGCGCCGACCTGGTACCAGGCCGCCACCGTCGCCCAGGCGGTCGAGCAGCTCGTCACGCTCGGTCTGCTGCCGGTGGAGCTGTCCCCGTGCTACGCCTCCGGCTGGGCCGAGGGCTGGCACGGCGCGCAGCTGCGGCAGGACACGGTGCTGGTGCAGCAGGCCACCCGCACGGGTGAGCTGGGCCGGCTGCTCGGCCGGGTGCAGGTCGCAGCCTGGTGTCTGGCCGGGGACGACCAGAGCGGGCTGGCGACGGTGCGGGAGGTCCTGGCCGCCGCCGGGTGGGGGGACCCGGCCGCGGAGATGGTCGCCGCGCACGGCGAGGCCGGCCTGCGGGTCGGGGGGCGGTCGTGACCGGGCTGAGCGGGCTGGCCCTGCTGAACCTCGGCGGCCTGCTGCTGGTGGTGACCGGCGCGGCCGCCACCACCCTGCTGGTGGTGCGTGGCCGGGTGCTGGTGTGGCGGGCCCGGGCGGAGGCCGCGGAGGAGGCGCTGGCACGGCTGCGCGCCCAGCGGCGGCAGCGCCGCCAGCCGGGCCCGCTGGACGGCCTGTTCGAAGCCGCGGCGGAGGCGGAGACGGTCCTGGGCCGTGCTGAGACGGCCACGACCCGGGTGCTCACCCACGAGCTCAGGAGGTGGCCGTGGTGAGCCCGGCGGGGGGGAGGTTCCGCCTGCCCCATCCCCTGCGGGCCCGTGCCGCCCGCAGGCAGGCGGAGGCCCGGCGGCTGGCCGAGCTGGCCCGCCGTGCCGGCCTGACCCGCCGCACCTCCTCAGACTGGACCGCCGAGCACGAGCGGCGGAGGTGGACCCGGTGAGCCCGGCGGCCAGCCCGGCGGCCCTGGCCTGGCAGCACACCGCCGCCTGCCGGGACGCCGACCCGGAGCTGTTCTTCCCGCTGGGCCAGGAGGGTGGCCCGGCCTACCGGGCCGCGGCCGCGGCCGCCAAGGCCGTCTGCGCCGGCTGCCCGGTCACCAGGCAGTGCCTGGCCTGGGCGGAGGAGGTGGGCGACGGGTGGGCCGTGCTGGGCGGTCTCGCGCCGGGCGAGCGCCACCAGCGGGCGGCCGCTGGCCGGCCCCGCCGGCGCCGCCTCCGCTGCACCAGGTGCGGCCAGCAGTTCTGGACCCAGCACGGCCGCTACTGCAGCCCGTACTGCCGCCGGGCCGCCCGCTGGGCCCGGCAGGAGGAGGAGGTGCGCGCATGCTGACCGGAGACCTGCTGCTGGCCCTGGCGCTCAGCCCGGCCGCCGCCGCCGCGGTGCTGGCGGCCGGCTGGGCGGTGGCCTGGGCCCTCGACCGGGGCCGGCCAGCCGGCCCCGGGTGGGCACCCGGGGAACTGCCCAGCCTGCCCACCCCCCCTGCCCACCCCCGCCCGGCGGGGACGCACCGCGTCCACGCGGGCCGCGCCACCCGCGCACACGAGCTCGTCGCCGACGCCCGCCCCGGGTATCAGGCGCGGCACGGCTTCGCCGAGGTGCCACCGTCGCTCGTGGCACCGCTGCAGCTGATGGACCCGGTGCAACGGGCGCGGGAGCTGGTGCGGCAGCTGGGGCAGTCCGGCTGGTGGCCCTACGCCGACCAGCTAGACGCGCGGGTCCGGATCCGGGCGCGCGCGTGGGCGATCGCCCACCGGCACGGAATCCGCCCCCTGCTCGGCACCTTCCAGCTGCAAGGAGTCCTCCCATGATCACCAAGGAGCAGTACGACTTCTTGACTCGGCCGCTCGACCCGGGCCGGGTCGGGCAGCGGCAGGGCCAGTCACACCTGGAAGCGTGGGACGTGCGCCGGCACCTGATCCGGGTGTTCGGGTTCGGTGGCTTCGACATCGAGACGATCCGGAGCGAGCTAGTCCGGGAGATCGAGTCTCCGCCCGGCACCATCACCTTCCGCAACAAGGACGGCGAACGTACGAACCACCGAACTGTGTGGACGGTAGTCTACCGGGCTGAGGTACGGCTCAGCATCAAGGCACCAGACGGCGCTGTCATCGCCCGGTACGAGGACGGCGCCACCGGGGACGCCAACAACCTGCCAACGTGCGGCGACGCTCACGACTTCGCCCTGAAAACTGCCCTGTCGCAGGCTCTTAAGCGTTGCGCGACCAACCTCGGCGATGCGTTCGGTTTGGGCCTCTACAATGGTGGCCGGACGGATGCGGTGGTGCTGCGGTCGCTGGTCGTCCCGGACGGGGTCCAGGCGGCGGCCCCGCCGGCGCAGGAGACGCCGGTGCAGCCCGAACCGGCGCGGGTGGAGGCGGAGCCCGCTGTGGAGGTGGCGACTCCGGCCGCACCGGTGCCGAACCAGGTCCGGGACTGGGCGCTCCAGCCCGACCGGACCCCGGACGGGCTGGAGTCCGCCTGCCAGCGGCTGCAGGCTAAGCACCCGCAGGTTGCCGCGGTCGAGGTCACCAACGAGCACGGGGACCCGGAGCAGCTGCAGGTGCTGATGTTGCGCCGGGCCCGGGAGCTGGCTCCCGCCGGCGGGCAGACCGAGCCGCAGCAGAGCGCGGAGGAACGCCGCCGCAAGCGGATGCAGGCCCTGCTCGGCGAACTCGGCTACCAGAAGCGGGAGGAGCGGCTCGGCTACCTGTCGCTGGTCCTCGGCCGCGACATCGACACCAGCAAGGACCTGCGGTGGCCCCGCGAGGTGGAGCAGATCATCGCCGCCCTGGAACGCCAGCAGCGCCAGCCCCAGCAGCAGCCGCAGCCGGAAGGAGTGCCGGCATGAGCCTGACCCCGACGGCCGAGCAGCAGGCCATCATCGACGCATTCCGGACCGGTGACAACCTGGTCATCGAGGCCGGCGCCGGCACAGGCAAGACCTCCACGCTGAAGCTGCTGGCCGCCGAGGCTCCCCGGCAGAGGGGCGTCTACATCGCCTACAACCGGGCGATCGCCAGCGACGCCCAACGCAGCTTCCCGGCCTGGGTGACGTGCAAGACCGCCCACTCGTTCGCCTACGGCGCGGTCGGTAAGCACTACAGTCACCGGCTGAACGGGCCACGGCTACCCGCCCAACGAACCGCTCAGATCCTGGGTCTGCGTGAGCCGGTGAAGGTGGGCGAGGTCGTGTTGTCGCCGCACCAGCTGGCCCGCCTGGTCGGCGAGACCCTGTCCCGTTTCTGCTACGGCGCCGCCGAGCAGGTCCGCCGCAGCCACGTCCCGGCCGTGAACGGGCTGGACCGGCCGGGGCAGGCCGAGCTGGCGGGCTATCTGGTGCCTGTCGCCCAGCGCGCCTGGGACCAGGACATCACCCAGGGCAGCGGAGAGCTCCGGTTCACCCACGACCACTACCTGAAGATGTGGACGCTGTCCCGGCCGCAGCTGCCCGCCGACTACGTGCTCCTGGACGAAGCCCAGGACTCGAATGGGTGCGTGGCCGGGCTGGTCGAAGACCAGCAGGCACAGCGGATCTGGGTAGGCGATAGATCTCAAGCCATCTATGGCTGGCGGGGGGCTCTGGACGCGATGGAGCACGCCCAAGGCCGGCGGCTGCAGCTGTCGCAGAGCTTCCGATTCGGACCGGCGATCGCCACCGAGGCCAACAAGTGGCTGACCATCTTGGACGCCCCGCTGCGGCTGGTCGGCTACGACCAGCTCGCCTCCCGGGTGGAGCGGCTGGAGCAGCCGGATGCGGTGTTGTGCCGCACCAACGCGGGCGCGATCATCCAGGCGATCGCCGCGACCGGAGCTGGCCGCCGGCCGGCGTTGGTGGGCGGCGGGCAGGACATCCGGCGCATGGCCGAAGCCGCAGAGCAGCTGCAGCAGGGCCGCGGCACCTCCCACCCGGAGCTGTTCGCGTTCACCTCCTGGTCGGAGGTGCGTGCCTACGTCGAGCAGGAGGCGGAGGGCAGCGACCTGCGGGTGCTGGTCCGGCTGATTGACCAGCACGGGCCGCGGCAGTTGATGCGCATCGTCGACAGCTTGGCTGACGAGCGCTACGCCGACCTGGTCCTGTCGACCGCGCACAAGGCGAAGGGCCGGGAGTGGCCGCGGGTCCGGATCAACGGCGACTTTCAGGAGCCGAAGCCAGGCGAGGATGGTGAACCGGGGGAGCCGGGTCGGGACGAGGCCATGTTGGCCTACGTCGCGGTGACCCGCGCCAAGCAGGTGCTGGACCGGACTGGGCTGGCTTGGATCGATAGTCTGGTTAGGCCGGAGCGGCGGCTGGCGGCGGCCGCCGAGGCCGCGCCGGTGGTCGACTCCGAAGTGGTGCCGCTAGAGGTTGAGCCGGTGGCGGCCGCGGCGGTTGTCGGCTACCTGGACGGGCAGACCCGGCAGGCACTGGCCGGGGTCCCGCCGTCTCCGCTCTGCCCTGGTTGCGGGACCCACGGGACGGTGGTGCCGGAGACGGCCCTGTGCGTGACGTGCACGACTGAGCACGTCTGGGCCGAGGTGGCGGCGGTGCGTGAGCAGCTCGGCCTGGCGGAGCAGGCCGTCCTGGAGCCGGCCGGGTTCGTCGGCTGGGCACCGGCCACCGACGGGGAGGCGGTGTGGTTCCACCACAGCACGCCCGCCGCCGCGGCCGCGCCGGTGCTGGCCGTGCCGCACTGCCACCGCTGCGGCTCCGACGCCTGCCTGTGCGACCCGGACCGGGCCGCAGAGCATTCGGCCCGCTGCGGGGTGCCGGCGGGGCCGCGGCCGGCGCGGGAGGCCTGGGCCCGGGCGCAGCTGGCAGGTGCCCGGTGAGCGCCCTACCGGGTGGCGTCCGGGCCGCCGCGGTCCGGGTGCTGCGGCAGCGCGGCGCCGCCGACCTGATCCCGGTCCTCGGGCTGGACCTGCCCCGCCGCGGCAGCCTGCGCCGCCGACGGTACAGCAGCTGCGCCGAGCCCGGGTGCACCCGGCCGGTCCGCGCGAAGGGGTGGTGTAACAGCCACTATACGAGGGACTGGCGGGCGCGGCAGGCCGCTGAGGGCCGGTACCGGCACGGCACCGCCACCGGCTACCGCTGCGGCTGCCGCTGCGGTGACTGTTCCAGGGCTGAGCGTGATTACCGGGCCGGCGGGCGGCGGACCAGGGCAGGGGCGGGCTGATGCCCGCGCGCCCGTACCTGCCTCAGCACACGTACATCCCGGACGGTGCCACCCCGGGGCCGCGGCGGGGCGACCCGCCGCTGTGCCGCTGCGGCCTACCCCGCCGCCATCAACGCCACCCCGAACCAGACCAGCAGGTAGCTACCCAGCGGGCCGCGTACGACGCGCGGCGCCTGGGCGAACGAGAGGAGCAACACCCGTGACCGAGTCTACTATGGTCCGCCCGTTGGACCTGGGCCGCCTGCGGCTGCGCAGGGGCAGCCACGCCCCGTGGGTGGGTGACCAGCTGCCCCTGGACGGCCTGCCCGCGTGCCTCATGGAGGCCGTGGCCTGGGTCGCCGGTGAGCCCTGGTCCGACAACCCGCAGTGCGTCAGCCCAGTCCTGGCGGCCTACGGCCGCCAGCTGAACGACCTCCTGCCCGACGGCCGCCGGCAGGAGCTGCGTCCGCTGATCCCGCAGCTGCTGGGCACCGCCGCCGACGGGCTCGACGAGGCCCGCAGCTACCTGGCGCTGGACTGGCTGATTCGGACCTGGACTCCGGCGTGGCTGGACCTGGCCGGGCTGACCGCGGAGGCGGCCGCGTTGCGGGAGCTGCGTCGGATCGTGGACCGGGTCGCCGCGCAGCAGGCCGGCCCGGTGGTGCCGGGGCCGCCGCCTGGGCCGCCGCCTGGGCCGCCGCCTGGGCCGCCGGGGCCGCCGGGGCCGCCGCCTGGGCCGCCGCCAGGGAAAAGCTGGCACCCACCGTAGACCAGCTCCAGACCTCCGCCATCGCCCTGTTCACCACCATGATCCGACCCGAGGAGTCCCCCGTTGCCCACTGACGACCCGCAGGTGCGGCCGTTCGCCGCCGTGCTGCAGGACCTGGCCCGCGGGCAGGTCCACACCGACCTGTCCACCCAGCTGGCCGAGCTGACCGCCGCGGTGGCTGAGACCGGCCGCAAGGGCACCATCACGTTGACGATCACTGTGGACCTGGCCGGCAAGGGCGCCGAGGCGCTCACCGTCGCCGCCCGCGTGGACGCCAAGCCGCCGCGGCGGCCTGCGCCGCCGACCGTGTTCTTCGCCGACGACGCCGGGAATCTGACCCGCTACGACCCGAACCAGCCAACCCTGCCGCTCCGCGGGCTCCAACTCGCAGACGGCAACGAAACCCGGAAGGAAGCTACCGCGTGACCGACAACTACTCAGGAGACATGCAGGCCGCTATCGACGCGGGCCTGGCCGCCGCCGAACCCGCCCAGCTCGAACTGGGCGGCTACCACGTGGTGACCACCCAGCGTGGCACCGAGCGGATCGACCTGACCGGCGACGCCTACCGCGACCGGCCCCGCCGCACCACCCGCCACGTGGTGGTCGATGACGTCGCTTCGTTCGCTGGCTACGTGTCCAAGCACGGCCGCGTAGCCAGCGAGGTCTACGCCCAACGCACCAACCGGGGCATCACAGCGGTCCTGGACGCCCCCGGGGCGGATGAGCCGGACTGGTGCCAGCACCGGGTCACCCTGCAGCTGCAGCACACCCAGCCGTGGCGCGACTGGACGGAGGCCGACCGGAAGTACATGCCCCAGGCCGCCTTCGCCGAGTTCATCGAGGACCACCTGGGTGACATCCGCTCTCCCTCAGGGGCGGAGATGCTCGAGGTCGCGCAGACCCTGCACGCCAACACCAAGGTGACTTTCTCCTCCGGGTACCGGATCCAGGACGGGCAGCGGCGGCTGACCTACACCGAGGACACCGCGGGCGCCGCCGGCACCCGGGGGGAGCTGTCCATCCCGGTCCGGTTCGTCGTCGGCGTGGAGGTGTTCCGCGGCGACGGCATGGCCGAGGAGTTGACCGCCCGGCTGCGGTACCGCATCGCCGACGGCCGTCTGCAGCTGGGTTACTTCCTCGACCGGCCCGAAGACGCGGTGGAGCGGGCGTGGGAGCCGTACACGACCACGATCGCTGAGGAGCTGGACCGGCCGGTGCTGTCCGGCCACATCACCCCCTGACCACCCGCCCCGATGTGGCGGGGCCCGCGGCCCCTTGTCGCCGGCCGCGGGCCCCGCCAGCCCCAGGAGGACCTGAGTGACCAAGGCCGGCAGCTGATGGGAGCCACCAACGCGATGACCGCCTACCACCTGTACGCCGGCCACCTGCCCCCCACCAGCATGCAGCTGCTCGCCTACATGGCCCTAGTCTCCAAAGACGACGACGCCCGGCCCTGGTATGGCCAAGGCTGGTCCGCCCTGGCCATCCATGCCCTCGGCCGTCCCGCCGCCGCCCCCGCCGACCTGAAGGCGGTCGAACGCGCCATCAGCCCCCTCCTCGCCGCCGGCGCGATCCGTACCGACCGACGCGGCACCGTCCGCCGGACCGGCCCCAACACCGCCCGCTACCGCCTCAACCTGACCCCCCGGAAACCGGGGGTCGACACCATCCCAGGCATCGACGATGCCCTTGTGGATAACTTGCCAGCCCGCCATTCACACCCCCCGGAAACCGTCCACCTGACCCCCCGGAAACCGGGGGGTCAGACAGCCGCACACCCCCCGGAAACCGTCCGCACACCCCCCGGTTTCCGGGGGACAGAGGAACCACGAGGAGACAACAAGATAAGGAGCGAGGAAGAGGAACAAGAGGTTGATCTACGTACGGAACTCACGGTGACGCGCGCGCGGACCCCGGCACCACCCGAAAACCCATCCCCCGCCGATCCCACCTGCCCCACCTGCGGCACCCTCCTCGACCCCGACCAGGCCTGCCGCAACCGGCCCTGCCCCGACTACCACGCCCCCGTCATCCCCCTACGAGCCGTCTCATGACCCACCAACACCGCACCGCCCGCGAACGCGCCACCGCCGCAGCCGCCCAAGCCGCCACCGCCCGCGTCAACACCCGAGCCGCCACCACACCCGACCCCCTCGAAGACCCCGACCCGCCCGCCGCCGCCTACATCACCCCCGCCCACGCCCACGCCATCCGCCTACGAATCGAGGAAACCCATGGACACCACCACTAGCCAATCGCCACCCATCAATACCACCGAAGGCGCGGAGGGCTCCCAGTCGCTCGTGTCGCGCAATTGGCCGCGGGCGCGGGTGGACGGTGATGGCCGGATCTACCTCTCGGAGCTGGGTCAGCCTGGTTGGTGGCGGGAGGTGGTGCTGGTTCCGGTTGCCGAGGCCGGGCAGCTGCTGGAGCTGCTGGACCAACGTGGGCGGCACATAGACCTGCTGGACCAGTGCCTGGAGCAGGCCGACGACACCGCTGACAGGTGGAAGCGCAAGCACGATGAGCTACGGGCTGAGCTGAAGGTGGTGGGTGCCCAGGCCGGGTGGGCCGGCATGCTCGCCGCCCACCTCCGCTTCGTCGCCCAGGCCGTTGAGCAGTTGGCAGTGGAGGACCCGGACGGGCCGTCGGAGCAGGCGTTGCAGGCGGCCCGGCGGGCGGCTGAGCAGGCCCGTGCCGCCCTGGCAGCCCTCGACCAGCACGCACCACCGGCACAGGCCGGCCAGGTCGACCAGGCCTACCGGGACGGCTACCGCACCGGCAGGGACCACTCCGGCGCCGCGCAGCTACAAGCCGACCTCGACGAGGTCCGGGCCTGGCTGGCCGGCCTGGCCGGGCCTGACCGGCACGACCCGGTCCAGGCCCAGACCCTCTACGCCGGCCTGCCCAACCTGCCCGTCGAACCCGCCGTCGCCGACGACGAACCGGAGGCCGACCGTGCTGCCTGAACGCATGCTCTACCAGCTCGACGGCGTAACCGGCCGCGAACTGATCATCGAAGGCTGGGAGGACGGCACCATCACCGTCTCGATCTTCCGCGACCCTGTCCAGTTGACCACCCGCTACCGCGTCAAGCTGCCACCGCAACAGGTTGTGGAGCTGGCGCTCGCCGCAGCCGCCCACGCACACCGCCAGGGAGCCGACCATGGCTGAGCTGTACCCGACACCAACCCGGCTCGCCCTGCTCGCCGCCGTCGACCGCGGCGAAGTCGTCTCCGACGGCACCTCAACCACCAACCGCCAGACCTACATCACCGCCCGCATCGCCGAGCTGGCAGCCGCCGACTGGATCCAGCTCGGCGACCGCCAGGCCGGCCCCCGACGGACCTGGCAGCTGACCGGCACCGGCCGGGCCATCCTCGCCCGCCACCGCACCCCGGGTGAGCGCTGATGACCCACTACCAACACGTGGACCACCGCCACGTGCTCACCATCGGACCGCGCCACGTCACTCCCTGCACTGACGACCTGATCATCGGCGTCCACCACACCACCACCGGCGACGGTGGGACCGCCGTCCTCCTGGAACGCGAAGACGTCGAAGCGATGCACGCCTGGCTGGAGACCTGGTTGCGTGACGGCTGGCCGGGAGTACCACGCGGCGCCGGGCGGCTCATCGTCACGTACCCGGACGGGTCCCGTCGGCGCATTCGCACCGACGGGACCGAGCAGGAGCCGGAGCGCTCATGAGCCGCCAGCATCCCGTCCACGACACCATCGCCGCCCTCACCCGCGTGCAGAAGACCCGCATCATCGTCAATCCCGATGCACCAACCCACCTCCAGGTTTCCTATTCGCCCGAACCGGCGCCCTGCCTGCTCCAGCAGCTCGTCGAAGAGCTGGCCTGCTCCACCTCCGGCGGCGGCGGCCGCACCATCCCCAGCAGCCGGCTGCTGATGGCCACCGACGCCTGGGACCTGTGGACCCAGATCCAAACCTCCACGCACGCCTGGGCCCGGGAACTCGAGCTCGACCGGCGGCCGTACCTGCACCGGGTCCACGGCGGACGCCGCCCCGACCGGCCCACCCGACAACGCCAGCCCGCCCCCTGGTTCGCCACCCTGGCCGTCGCCGCCGGCACCCCGCCGGAGGTGCTCACCCAGCTCGGCGACCGGCTCGGCGCGGTCGCGACCACGCTGCCACCCGCGCCCGCCCGGCAGCAGCTGGCCGACCCCGGCCGGCTCCACCAGCTCCCCCCCGCCGGCCGGCTCCTGCGCCACGTCGCCGCCACCGCCACCAGCCGCGGCCTCGACCCGCTCGCCGACGCCATCCACCGCTCCGGCCAGCGGTGGCGGGCGCAGATCGAGCAGATGCTGCACGGCGTCCAGGAGCAGCGCGGAGTCCGCGGCGCCACCTGCCCGGCGTGCGAAGCCCGCTGGGTCCTCGAGGACCGCGCCGACGGCGCCACCTACCGGCTCCCCACCATCATCCTGGTCCAGCGTCAGGTGGCCGGCGAGCCGCTGACCTGGCTGGCCTGCCTGGCCTGCGGCTGGTCCCGCGGCGCCGGCGACCTGCTACAGGCCACCGCCGCGACCTGGCTGGCCATGCTGGCCGACATCCACCAGCGGCTGCACCAGCTGCTGCCACCGCGGCGGGTGGCAGCGTGACCGGCTGGTGGACGCCGCCGGCCGGGACCCGCCAGCCCGGCGACCCGGCCCACCAGGCCGCGGCGGCCGCGGCGGTGCTGCACGTCTGGCCCCCACCGCCGCCGCCGCTACCGCCCCGCTGGCAGTGGGCCACCGTCCCACCACCGCCATGCGACCCGGCATGGCGTGCCGCGGCCGCGCTCCGGCCGGGCTGCGCGGTCTACCCGCCACGCAGGCAACCGGGGTGGTTGGACGGCGGAGGCGATCATGTGCCATGATGCAGGCACCGCGGTGAAGTGTGCCCAGGCCCAGGTCAGGAAGTGTGGTCCCCGCGCAGGCGGGGGTGATCCCTAGCCCGGGAGTTAGGGGCGTACTAACCCCCGGTGGTCCCCGCGCAGGCGGGGGTGATGACTCCGGCCGCGTCCCTCAGGTCGCGCCGAGCGCCCGGGCTAGTTCGGCAAACTCGTGGCTGGACTTCTTCCGGAAGTGCAGCACATGCCGCCGGCCCTCGACCGTCCGGAGCGTGATCCGCCCGTTGGTCATCACACCGGCCGGCTTGTGCGAGACCTCGGCGATCCGCTCCCGCGGCAACACCAGCTCCCCGTCCGCGTGCTCGGCCCCGAGCAGCGCGACCCGGGCCGGCTTGGTCGTCCCCTGCGCCCGCAGGACATGCCCGTCCCACCAGACCTTGATCATGTAACCGCTGAGTTCCATTTTTATAGGCTCCCACCCGGTAGCAACTCCTAGGGGGCGGCGGCCGCAAACCGGACACCCGGGGTGAGCGAGCCATGGGCAAGCCACACCCCGGCAACCGGCCGATCACCCAAGCCGACCGCGACCAGGTCGCCGCGCTGCACGCCGAAGGCCTCTCCCGCAACAAGATCGCCGGCCGCATCGGGCGGTCAGCCGGGACCGTGACGAAGATCGCCCGCGAGTTGGGGCTGTCGTTCGCCCGGGCCAACGACCCCGGCCTGGTCCGCGCGCAGCAGGCCCGCGTCGCCGACGCCCGCGCCCGCCGCACCACCCTGCAGCTGACCGCCCTGGGCAACGCCCAGCAGCTCGCCGAGGCGATGTTCAGCCCGGTCACCGCCTTCAACTTCGGCGGCAAGGACAACACCTACAACGAGCATGAGCTGCCCGAGCCGTCGCACCGGGACAAGCGGGACCTTGCGATCGCCATCCAGGCCCTCACCAACTCCGCGATCCGGCTCGCTGAGCACGACTCCGGCGCGGACCTGGGTGGTGTGGTGTCGCTGCTGGACCAGCTCGGCCGACGCCTCACCGCGGCGCACGGCAACGGCGATGAGGAACACCCCACCGACCTGACGGAGGAACCGTGACCGCCCTGGAGATCCACCCGCCCACACCCGGCCGGATCGTCATCTACCGGCTGGCCGACGCCGATGTTGACCTGATCGCCAAGCAGCGGTTGGAACGCGGTCTGATGGGCAACTCGGTCCGTGCCGGCGAGCATTACCCGGCGATGGTGGTCCGCACGTTCGGAGGCGACGCGGTCAACCTCCAGGTCCACCTGGACGGTGAGGACACCTACTGGGCCACCTCCCGGAAGCAGGGCGAGGCCGCCGAAGGGAAGACGCCCCTGCCGGGGACGATCCCGCCCGGCACCTGGTGCTGGCCACCCCGGGTCTGACCGTGAGCAGGTGCGACGGCCCGGACTGCCAGCACCCGGAGCACGTCCGCGGTGCACGCCCGACCGCGACCATCATCGACGACCCGGCCGCGCTGCGCATCCCGGACCAGCGGCAGCAGGACCCGGCCGTCCACCGCCGGCTCGCCGCCGAGGAGGCCCAGCGCGAGCAGGCCCGCGTACGGCTCCGCCGGCTCGCCGGCGCCGACCGCGACCCGCTCGGCCTGCGCATCCGCTGAGGTGCCCGAGCTACGCCTGTCGGAGAAGCAGGAACGTAGCATCGCCCATTCAACGGCGCGCTTGAATATCTGGACGGGCAGCATCCGGAGCGGCAAGACGATCGCCTCCCTGCTCCGCTGGCTGATCTACGTCGCGTCCGCACCACTCGGCGGGCAGCTGGTCGTCACCGGCAAGACGTACGACACGGTGTCCCGCAATGTGTTCGCGCCGCTGATGGACCCCAGCATCACCGGCCCCGCCGCCCAGCTGGTCCGCTACACCCGCGGCGCACCAACCGCCACCATCCTCGGCCGCCAGGTCGAGGTCATCACCGCCAACGACGCGAGGGCGGAGGGCCGGCTGCGCGGGATGACCTGCGCCGGTGCCTACGGCGATGAGCTGTCCCTGCTGCCCGAGCAGTTCTTCGACCAGCTACTCGGCAGGATGAGCGTCCCGGGCGCGCAGTTGTTCGGCACGTCCAACCCGGACAACCCGACCCACTGGCTCCGCAAGCGGTTCCTGCTCCGCACCCGGACGCTCGGCATCCGCCACTGGCACTTCACACTGGACGACAACCCCGGGTTGGACCCCGCCTACGTCCGGGCCATCAAACGGGAGTACGTCGGACTCTGGTACCGCCGGTTCGTGCTCGGCCTCTGGGTGCTCGCCGAAGGTGCGGTTTTCGACATGTACGACGAAGACCGCCACGTCGTGACCGAGCTGCCCGTCATCACCCGGTGGATCGCCTGCGGCGTCGACTACGGCACCACCAACCCCTTCCACACGGTGGTCCTCGGCCTCGGCGTCGACGGCCGGCTATACCTCACCGCCGAATGGCGCCATGACTCGAAGCTGGCCCGCCGCAGCATGACCGATGTCGAATACTCCACCGCGGTCCGGGACTGGCTAACCACCGTCCCCATCCCGACCACCACCCTCCGCGGCGTGCAGCCCGAACACACCGTGGTCGACCCGTCCGCCGCGTCGTTCCGGGTGCAGCTGTACCGGGACGGCATCACCGCGAGATTGGGCGACAACGCGGTGCTCGACGGCATCCGCACACTCAGCTCGCTGTTCGCCCTGGACCTGCTCCGCATCCACAGCTCGCTACGGCACCTCCGCGATGAGCTGCCCGGCTACTCCTGGGACGACAAAGTCGCCGCCAAAGGCCTCGACGAGCCGATCAAGGTGGCCGACCACGGCATCGACGCCGCCCGGTACGCCGTGCATACCACCCGCTCGGTGTGGCGCGGCCAGCTCCACCAGCCCCTCGCCGCCCTGACCGACTGATCCGGACCTGGCGCGTAACAGATCCAGCCCGCTAACCGGCCATAGTGTCCGGTCAACCTTTGCCACCGCCGGGAGGCGCCATGCCGCTGCCCGCCGGAGGGAAGGTGCCCTGGCCCCCGCAGCACTGCCAGGGTTTGAACCGGCAGCTCAGCATCTGGGCCGCCTGGTATTCCGGCGACGCGGAGCAGCTGCAGGCCGTCTACGGCGGCGAGCAGGCCACCGGCGCCGCCGGCGAGTTCTTCGCGAGCGAGACCGGCGGGTTCAAACCCGGCGTCCGTCGGGTCGTCGACGCCGTGCGCCGCTGGTTCTGGGGCACCCGCAACCCCACCGGCCAGCCCAGGCAGCGCCTGCACGTCCCCATCGCCGGCGACATCGCCGCCGCCAGCGCAGACCTCCTGTTCAGCGAGCCGCCGACGATCACGGTCGACGACGACACCACCCAGGCCCGGCTCGGCGAGCTGGTCGACGACGGCGTCCACGCCACCCTCCTGGAGGCCGCCGAGCTGGCCGCCGCCCTCGGCGGGGTGTACCTGCGGGTCCTGTGGGACACCGGCCTGCGTACCCGGCCCTGGCCCTCCACCGTGCACCCCGACGCCGCCGTACCCGAGTGGCGGCAGGGCCAGCTCACCGCTGTCACGTTCTGGCGGGTGGTGGCGACCCGCGGCCGGATGGTGTGGCGGCACCTTGAACACCACGAACCCGGCCGGATCCTCCACGGCCTCTACCAGGGCGAGGCTGACGAGCTGGGCGTGCCGGTGCCGCTCGCCGACCAACCCGACACCGCCGCCCTGGCCGCCGCGGTCGACGCGGACCAGGCCATCCCCACCGGCCACACCGGACTCACCGCCGTCTACGTCCCCAACATGCGACCCAACCGCGTCTGGCGCGGGTCGGCCTACGCCGCGCCGCTGGGCCGGTCCGACTACGCCGGCGTCGAGCCGCTCATGGACGCCCTTGACCAGACCTGGTCGTCCTGGATGCGCGACATCGAGCTGGGCAAATCGCGGATCATCGTGCCCCGGGCCTACATGCAGAACCAGGGCCCGGGCCGGGGTGCGACCGTGGACCTCGACCAGGAGGTGTACGAGGGCGTCAACACGATCGGCGGCGACGAAAAGGGCCTGGAGATCGAGCACGTGCAGGCCTCGATCCGCGTCGAGGAGCATTCCCGCAGCGTGGTCGAGCTGAAGACCCAGATCGTCAGCTCCGCCGGCTACTCGGCGCAGACGTTCGGGCTGACCGGTGAGGTCGCGGCGACCGCGACCGAGGTCGCCGCCCGCGAACGCCGATCGTTGATCACCCGGGACCGGAAGATCCGGTACTGGCGGCCGGCGCTGGCCGAGCTGTTGGAGGCGCTGCTGGCGGTCGACCAGGCTGTGTTCAACAGCGGTGTCCGCCCTGCCCGCCCGGCCGTGGAGTTCGCCGACGCGGTCAGTGTCGACCCCGAGGCCGAGGCGCGGACCGTACGGGAGCTCCACACCGCCCAGGCCCTCTCCACCGAGCAGAAGGTCAGGCGCCTGCACCCTGACTGGGATGACCCGCAGGTGGCTGCTGAGGTGGCGCGGATCCAGGCGGAGACCGGGCAGGCCGTGCAGGACCCGGACAGCTTCACGCCGCCCGGCCCCGGCCCGCCCGGCCAGCCGGGAGGCCCACCGGTCCAGGAGTAGCCGGTGCCCGCCGACCGCCGCCTCGCCGAGGGCTTGGCCACCACCATGGCCGACCTGTACGGCGGGGCCGCCGAACGGCTCGCGGTCGACGTCGCCCGCCGGCTCGACCGCGACCTGGCCGGCGCCGGTATCCCGGACCGCCCCGAACGGCGCCTGCTCGCCGCGCAGGCGCTGACCGAGCAGTCCCGCCGGCTGGTCGCCCGCCTCGACACCGCCATGGCCACCCAGGTCGAGCAGATGGTGCTGCTGGCGCAGCAACGCGGCTCGGCCGAAGCGCTACGCGAGCTGGGCCGGCTCGGGTTCGCCCTACCATCCACATCGGCCGGGATCCGCCAGGCCCTACCCGGTGCCGAGGCCGCCCAACGGCTCATCTTCTCCCTGGCCTCCACGCTGCGGGGCACGCACCTGCGGATCACCCGCTGGCCGGCCGACATCTACCGGCAGGTCATCGCCCGCGCCGACGTCGACGTGCTGCTGGGCACCGCCACCCGCCGGCAGGCCGCACAGCGCGCCTGGCAGGACCTGGTCGGCCGCGGCGTTACCGGGTTCGTCGACCGGGCCGGACGCGGCTGGGCGCTGGAGTCCTACGTCGACATGGCGAGCAGGACGGTCGCCGCGCAGGCCGCCGTCGAAGCGCACCTTGACCGGTTGGCTGAGGCCGGCCTGGACCTGGTCATCGTCTCCGACGCACCAGGCGAATGTCCGAAATGTCGCGACTGGGAGGGGAAGGTCCTCACCCGAGACGGAGGCGGCGCCCGCACCGTCGAGGTCGAGCACGCCACCCGCGACGGTGAGATGATCCAGGTCCGGGTGGCCGGCTCCGTCGACGACGCCGTCCGCGGCGGGCTGTTCCACCCGTCTTGCCGTCATTCCCTGTCCGCCTACCAGCCTGGTGTGACCCAGGCGCCGACGCACACCGCCGACCCGGAAGGTGACCAGGCCCGGCAGCGCCTGCGCCGGCTGGAACGTGGGGTCCGCCGGGACAAGCTGATCGGTGAGACCGCGCTGACCGACGCTGCCCGCCTGGCCGCGGCCGCCAGGGTGCGCGCGGGGCAGGGGCGGATCCGGGACCACGTCGCGCAGACGGGGTTGCTGCGGCAGCGGCACCGGGAGCAGTTGCGCCTCGGCCACACCCCACCGCCCGCCGGGCGGGCCACACCGCGTCCAACCCCACCACCCGCCCCACCACCCGCCCCGGCTCCGGCCCTACCTCCGCGGGCCACACTCGGCACGCCCAGCCTGCCCATCCCTCGGCCGGCCAGCACGCTGCGGCTGGAGCCGGTCAGCCGGCGCGAGCTGGCCAGGATCCAGGGCCGGCGGGACGTCGAGCGGCTCCAGGCCCAGCTTCGGCGGCTGCCCGCCGACGACCCTGGCCGTGCCCGCATCGAGTTTCTGCTGGGCGACGCCCGGGAGCGGGTCGCCCAGCAGAAACCCGGCGGCGGCGGCTACAACTGGGACTCCCCCTACTGGGACGACCCGGCCGCCCAGCGCATCGCCGGCGCCCCGACCGCAGCCGACCTGCGGGAGCACCTGCACGGCCGCCTCGGTAGCGGCCGCGGCGTCCCGGCCGACCTCCGCGCCGAGCTGGAAACGGAGCTGGTCCGCCAGTCCGAGCTGACCCCACGCTCCATCCTCGAGTTCGCGGGGCTAGAGGACTTCGACGTGGCAGGTCATCCGAACGCCTACGCCTACTACCGGTCGTCCGGTCGGCAGGTGGCGGTGCATCCCCGGTGGGTCACGCACCGGGGAGACTCCGACCGGTCGGTCCGGGCCGACATCGCCGCCGGTTTCCACCCGCCGACCGGCCGGAGTCCCCTGGACAGCGTCGTAGCGCACGAGTACGGGCACCACCTCGCGTACAGGCTGCTGCGCGAGTCGCCGCTGGCCAGGCAGCGTGAGCTGGTCAGCCTGCTCGATGACACCTTCGCCGCCGACGGCTACCTGGTGCGCCAGTTCCGGGCGAACCCCGACTTCGCCCAGGTGCTCGACGACTACCTGCGCCTGTACGGGACCGGCCGGGTGGACCGGCTGGTCAGCCGGTACGGCCGCAATAGCCATCAGGAGCTGCTCGCCGAGATCTGGTCGGAGTACAGCACGATGGGCGACGCTGCCCGGCCACACATCCGGGCGATCGGGGACATGATGCGGCAGATGGCTGAAGCGTCAGAGGTTATCCTGACGGTATGACCACGATGTCGCCGGTGCAGTGCCTGGCCTGTGTCCGGCTGGCTGGCACTGTCGACCCCGACACCGGAGTCCGGTCGGTGGTCCGGTGCACCGCCTACCCGGCTGGCATCCCGGCGGAGATTGGCATGTACGGCGGTGACCACCGCACGGCCCGCGGTGACGAGGTGGACGGTCTGATCTTCTTGCGTGCGCCAGGTTCGGAGGCGGACGACGCCTGGGCCTGGTGGCAGCGCAAGACCGCCGCAGCAGAGTAGAGCAGCTTCCGCCCGTGCCAGGTCACACACCTGTGACGCCCGTTTGGCTGGGCCTGCGCACGGGCGGGACCAGGCAGCAGGGCTCTGGCCGCCCGGCGCGGCCGGTCCTCCACACCCAGGGCACCGGCCAGGCGCCGGCGCCCACCACACCATCCCGCACGCTCCCCAGGAGGGACGGCATGACCCAGCCCAACCCTGCCCCGGCCCAGCCGGGGCAGCAGACCACCCCGCCGGCCGGCCAGGCGCCCGCCAGCGGCGCCCCGCCCTACCCGCAGCCGTCCCAGGGCCAGCCGGGCCAGGTGCCCGCGTCCCAGCCCCCGGGGCAGCAGCCCACCGGGCAGCCACCGGCCCAGCCGGCCAGCTGGCCGCAGCCGTACCCGGGCCAGGCGCCCGCACCATACGGCCAGCCCTACCCGCCGCCCTACGGCCAGCCTGGCTGGCCGCAGCCGTACCCCCCGCAGCCCCAGCCGGGACAGCAGGGACAGCAGGGCTGGCCGGGCCAGGCGCCCGGGCAGCCGCCCCCGGCTGGACCGCCGCAGCAGGGGGCACCCGTCCAGCCCGGGCAGCCAGGCCAGGTGCCGCCGCCCAGCTGGACCCCGCCGCCGCCCATGCCCACCCCGCCGACCGGCCAGGAGCCGACCGGCGCCGGGCAAGGCGGCAGCGGCGACGACCAGGGAAGCGGCGACGGCGGCCGGGACCTGACCGGCCTGCCCCAGTGGGCGCAGCAGCAGATCCGGCAGCTGCGGCAGGAGAACGCCGACCGGCGGGTGGCGGCCCGCACCGCCACCGTCGGTCAGCACGCCTACCAGGTGGCAGCCGCTGCGGGGGTCAACCCGCAGGCTCTGCTCGGCTCCACCGCCTGGCAGCAGGCCGCCGCCCAGCTCGACCCGAACGCGGCCGACTACGGGCAACGCCTGCAATGGACCGTCCAGTCGCTGCTGCAGCAAAACCCTTGGATGGCCGCCCAACCAGCCCAGCCCCCGGTGCCGCCGCCGCCCGGCCAGTCCGGAGGCGACTTCTCCGGCGGCACCGGCCAAGGCGCGCCCATCACCGAAGCCCAGCTCGCCCAGATGAGCCCTGAGGAGATCGACCAGGCGTTCACCGACGGCAAGCTGAAGCACCTCCTGTAACCGCCGGCCAATCCCGGGCCGGGAAAGGACACACGCACCATGGCAATTTTGAGGTTCCGGCCCGAAATCTGGTCGGCCCGTCTCCTCGTGGCCCTGCGCACCGCGCTGGTCTACGGTGGGCCGCTCGTGGTCAACCGCGACTGGGAAGGTGACATCGCCCAGGCCGGCGACACCGTCCGTATCACCACCCTCTCCGACCCGACCGTCGACGACTACGTGCCCAACAGCACGGTCATCACCCCGGAGGAGCTGACCGACGCACAGCGCACCCTCGTGGTCGACGAATCCAAGTACTTCGCTTTCAAGGTGGATGATGTGGATGCCCGGCAGGCCGCCGGGAACGTCATGAGCGAGGGTATGAGTCGCGCGGCGTACAAGTTCCGCGACGAGGTCGACCGGTTCATCGCCGCCCTCTACACCTCCGCGCAGGCCGCCAACGTGGTGACCGAGGTGCAGATCGACACCAGCGCCCCTACCAGCTGGGCTGCTGAGGCCGCCAAAGCCTATGACGAGGTCCTGGTGCCCCTGGGTGTGAAGCTCGACGAGGCCGACGTGCCCACCGAGGCCAGGTACGTCGTCGTCCCGCCGTCCTTCCACGGCGTGCTGCGCCGGGACGCCCGGTTCGTCAACGCCGAGAAGTCCGGCGACGGCGGCCAGGCGCTCCGCAACGGGGTGGTCGGCATGGCCGCCGGCTTCACCATCCTGAAGAGCAACAACGTTCCGACGCCGGAAGCCGGGCACCGGGTGATCCAGGCCGGCACCAACGCGGGCATCACCCTGGCCGAGCAGATCAACAGGACCGAGGCCTACCGGCCGGAGTCGAGCTTCGCGGACGCGGTCAAGGGGCTGCTGCTGTTCGGTTCCAAGATGATCCGCCCCGAGATGGTGGCCACCTGCGTGGTTGACCTGTCCTGAGCCAGGGCCTGCCGCCCCACTAGTCGCATTGGAGGGTAAGCCCCAGTGGCTACCACCGCAATCCCGTACAGTGACCTGGTTCCCAACGGGGACCTCACCCAACCGGTCGGTACCACCCTCGTGGTCGCGCCGACCGACAACATGCAGATCTCCGACGCCGTCCCGGAGCTGACCGTCCTTCGGGTGGTCAACACCGGCGCTGAGCAGGACATCACCGTGAAGGCGGGGCCCAATCCGCCTGCGCTGGCCGGCGGGCAGGGTGACCTGGTCGTCGTCGTCGCCGCCACCACCGGCGTGGAGTACATCGGCCCGTTCGAGTCCGGCCGGTTCCTGCAGGCCGACGGGTCGATGCTCATCGAGGCGGAGACCGACGACGGCACGATCACCGCCTTTCGTATCCCCCGGAACACCTGATGGCCACCGCGCCTGAGGTGGCCCACTACAAGGGGCCGGGTGGGGTCGTCTGGACGATGGCGCTGCCGCTGGACAAGATCCTGGCCAAGCAGGAACGCAAGGGGATTCTGCGGCGGGTCAACCCGGACGGCACCCCGTACGCCGAACCGGCCCCGCCGCCGCCGGCTGGCGGCGGGCAGCCCCCGGCGCTGGACCCGCCGGCCCAGTCCGCGGTCAAGGCCGAGTGGGTCGGCTACGCGGTCAGGGCCGGCGGTCTGACCGTGGACGACGCGGAGGCGCTCACTAAACAGGACCTCATCGACCGGTTCGGCCGGCCGCCCACCCCACCGCCCGGGTAGCCGCACGCTCACCACCACCGCGCCGGCCACGATCGCCACCCCGACGGAGCAGCTGTTCGTTCCGTACGTCGTGCTCACCTGAGAGCCCGGGGAGTAGAGCAGTCCCGGGGTCCGGTAGCCCCCAACGCCGGACCCCGGGCCCCCCACCACCAGGAGGTTGCCTATGGCCACCAACTCCACCGCAGCGCTGAACCTCGGCTACAGCGGGGTGGCCGGAACCGTCACCCACCTGAGCATGCACACCGCCGACCCCGGCGCGACCGGCGCCGACGAAGTCACCGGCGGCAGCTACGCGCGGGTGGCGAAGACGTACGGTGCGCCGACGGCCGGCGCCGGGGACATCGCCTCCGCGGCGACGTTCAACATCCCCAGCGGCAACACAGTCTCGCACTGGGGTGCCTGGGACAACGCCGGCCCGACGTTCCTGTTCGGCGCCGCGCTGGCGGCCAGCCAGGCGTTCGCCTCGGATGGGACGTACCAGCTGAACAGCGCCCCGTACTCGGCGGCCAACCCGGCCTGATGGGCCTGATCTCGGCCACCGTCGGCTCTGACACCGCCGAGCTGTCCGCGGCCGTCGGGCAGCGGATCGTCTGCGTGGCGTGGAACCGGTCGGGCGCCACATCGTTCCAGGTGACGCCGGACACCGGCGGCACCTGGGTCAACCGGCTGGTCGAGGCGACCCTGCCTGCCGATGACGGGTCCCGCCGGTCGCTGGCCGTCGCCGAGCTGCTGGTGGAATCCACCGTGGCCGCCGTCACGTTCACGGCGGCGTGGGACACCGGCGGCACCGGCGCGCTGTGGATGGTGGTCGAGGAGGGCGCCGGGTACGACCCGGCAGATGTGGTCGTTGCCGACTCCGGCACGGCAACCGTGAACCAGCTGGCCGCGGGGGCGGTCAACGCGGCCGCCGGTGACTGGCTGGCCATCGCCGCGATGGCATCCCGCGACGGCGACGCCGACCCGGTGTCGTGGTCCACGACGGACATCGAGCCGGCCCTGGTCGGTGGCGGGACCGTCCTGCTGGACCACTTCGCCGGAGTCGGCGAGGGCGGCGGCAACGCCGGGGCCGCCGGCTACCTGGTCCAGGCCGGCCAGGGCGCCGGGTCGCTGTCGGACACGCTGACGCTGCCGGTCGGCGAGTCCCGGATGCTGACAGCGGCGCTGCTGGTGTTCTCGACCGGCGGCGCGGCCACGCTGGACCGGCACCACCTGCGGGACACCCAGACCGAGCCTGGGACCGGCGGAACGGTCTTCGACCTGTCTCCGACGCAGGGCACGGGGACGACGGTCGGGTCCGGCAACGTGGCCAGCACCACCTTCGTGGAGGTGCTGCGGTTCCAGGCCACGGTGGGCGCGGGGGTCGGCGGCGCCGCGTTCCCGTCCTCGATGGACATGGCGAGCGTGTCGGCGGCGACGATGGAGTGGCGGTGGCGGGTTCAACGCTACGACTCGTCCGGGGTGCTCCAGGCCAGCTCGAACTACTCCCCGGCCCACAACACGGCGGGGGTCAAGACCGCTGACCTGACCCTGGACACCACGTGGTCGGCCGGGGACCGGCTCGCGGTCTCGGTGGAGATGCGCAAGGTGTCCGGCGGCGGCAACCGCTCGTTCACGCTCAACATCAACGACGCTGACACGTACATCGATGCGCTGCCCGCGGCGGCCGGCGACGACCACGAGGGCGACGGCACCGCCTGCACGGCCGTCCTGACCCCGGCCGCCGGGTCCGGCACACCGGCCGCGGCTGGCGCTGGCGCCGGCTGCTCGACCATCCTCGTCCCCGGCGCCGGCGTAGGGTCCCCAGCTGCCACCGGGGCCGGGGACGCCGCCGGTGTGGTCCTTGCTCCGGGTGCGGGCAGCGGCACCGCCGCCGTGGCCGGCGCCGGCCAGGCCGCGCAGCTGGTACTCACCCCGGGCACCGGCAGCGGCGAGGCGTCCGGGTCCGGCTCCGGTGACGGGCAGCCTGCGGTCGTGGTGCTCACTCCGGACGTCGGGGTGGGTGCGCCCGCGCTGGCCGGCTCCGGGCAGGCAACCCCGCTCACCCTGATCCCGGCCACCGCCACCGGTTCCCCGGCCATGGCCGCCGCCGGCACCACCTGCACCCTCACCCTGGCCCCGCAGACCGGCACCGGGCAAGGCGGCAGCGACGACCCGGCGCACTCCGGCGACGGCACCGCATGCACCGCCGTCCTGGCGCCCGGGGCGGGGGCGGGCGCACCAGCCACGGCCGGCGACGGCACCTCCTGCACCATGGTCCTGGCGCCCGGCCTCGGTTCTGCCGCCTTCGCCCCCGGCACGCCGACCGCCGGCGGCACCTCCCCGGCCCTGGCCGCGGCCGGCGCCACGCCGCAGCTGGTAGCCGCCGGGACCAGCCCGACCCTGACCACCGGAGGCCAGCCGTGACCGACGTCGGCGACTGGCGCGTACCCACCCTCACCGTGAGCCCGTTCGACGGCACCACCGAGGCCACCCTGCAGATCGAGGCCCCGGACGGCACCACCACCGACCCCACCCCCACCACCGACGACGACGGCAACACCTGGGCCGCCCCCGCCTACGAGCTGACCACGGCCGGGGAGTGGATCGAACGGTGGACCGTCACCGGCACCGGAGCATCCAAGGCCCGCCGGCTGGTCCTGGTCGCCCCCGACCCGGCCGCCCAGCCGTCCGGGACCCGGGTGTACGCCACCACCGCCGACTACGCCACCCACCTGCGCGCGGCCCCGCCCACCGGCGCCCGCCGCGCCCTCGCCGAAGCCTCCCGCGACGTCGACGACATGCTCCTCACCGCGGTCTACGACACCGACGACGACGGCCTACCCACCGACGCCACGGTGGCCGCCGCGTTGCGGGACGCCACCGTGATCCAGGCCGACTACCGGCGCGGCCTGGGTGACCAGTTCGGCCGGGACGCGGGCCGGCTGGTGGCCGGGCAGATCGGCTCCGTCTCCGTCACTCGCTCGGGAACGCCGGGTGGGCAGGGCGCCCCGCCGAGGCACGCCCTCAAAGCGTGGCAGGCGCTACAGCAGGCCGGGCTGGTCGGCTACGGCCCGATGGCCTGGTAGCTATGGACTGGGCCGAGTTCGTCGAACAGCTGCTCCCCGAGCCGCACACCATCAGCGTGGAACCGTACGAGGGATCGGGGGCGTACGGCGACACCTACGGCACGGCGGTCGAGGTCACCCCGTGCTTCGTGGACCACAAGCGGCGGCTGGTGCGGGTGCAGACCCAGGACGCCGCCGGCCACGAAGCCGTGTCATCGACCACCGTCTTCGCCCCGCCCGGGACGGTCGCCCCGGCCGGATCCCGGATCACCCTCGTCGACGGCACCACCTCCCGGGTGCTCGTGGCCGCCGACCGGGACCCGGCCGGGGCCGACCTGCCCGCCCACGTCGAACTCAACCTGGAGTAGCCGTGGCCGATGGCAGGGTGGAGATCACCTGGCACGGTGACGACATCGCCGCCCAGCTCGCCAACGCCACCCCCCGCGGCCTGCGCCACGCCGCCGAACACCTCCTGCAGGTCAGCCGGACCCAGGTGCCCATTGAGGAGGGCACGCTGGAACGCTCCGGCGTGGTCAGCGTCGACGAAACGAAGGGCTCCGCGGCCGTCTCCTACGACACCCCGTACGCGACCCGGCAGCACGAGGACATGACCCTCCGGCACGCGAGCGGCCGGAAGGCCAAGTTTCTGGAGGACCCGATGCACCAGGAGCGTGCCGCGATGCTGGAGCTGATCGCCGCCGCCGCCCGCCGAGGACTCGACTGATGGCCAAGGCGCAGGCCACGATCCGGGTGAAGCTGGAGCTGGGCACCCCCCGGCCGGGTGCCTGGTGCGACATCTGCCTCCTACCCGCCGCCGCCACATGGCCGCTGATCGCGATCTACCCGGCCGGGGTGCTCGACCTCGGCGAGATCACCGCCTGCCCTACGCATGTCGACCTGCCCGCAGTGCTCCGGGAGGCGGCCGACCGGGGTCGCGCAGCGGCTACACGGCCGGGTCGTGTAGAGCTGACCGCATAGTTGCAGGTCACAGACGTGCGGATCGTCCACACCAGTCTTTCCGGACGGCAAGCGTCGATCTCTAATGTGGAGGCGCAGTGGGCTGGACGTCGGATCTGCTGACCGGCCTGGCCGAGCACTTGACCGCGGCCGGGGTCGGCACCTGGCGCCCCTCCGGCGCCTACACCGCCGCCGAGACCGCGATCGTCATCCGCGGCATACCGCAAACCCCGGACAAGTTGATCACCCTGGCGCCCTATCCGCTGGACGGGGGCGAGCACCGGGGGATGGCCGACCACGACAGCGCCCTGCAGGTCCGGGTCCGCGGCACCACCGACCCGCGCGTTGCCGAGGACCTGGCCGACGCCGTCTTCACCGCGCTGGACTCGCTCGGCAGCAACGGCCCGGTGGACCTGGGCGGGGTGAAGGTCGTCGACATGTGGCGCCAGTCCTACACCAGCCTCGGCACCGACACCAGCGGTCGGTGGGAGAGGTCGGAGAACTTCTACCTCGCCGCGATGCGGCCGACCCCGAACAAGACCGACTGAGGAGCCTGCCATGGCGACAACCCCGACCACCCGCGTGACCCAGCTGGCCCGCCGGTACCGCATCGACATCGACACCGCCACCTTCCCCGCGAGCAACTACCAGCAGCTGTTCGGGGTCGAGGACGCCAAGCTCATCGAGGAACGGCGCGTCGATGACGATGAGACCTACGACGACGCCGGCGCCATGCGGGAGGCCGTTGTCGGTTACAGCTGGCGGATCGAGCTGAAGCTGGCCTACTCGACCAACCTGGCCGGTGACACCCTCGACGCGATCCACATGTTCCTCCGGAACGCGTTCAAGGGCACCCGGGCCAGCTCGGCGCAGGCCGAAGAGTTCGGCATCCGGTTCTACGACCGGTCCGGCCTCGACGACGGGATGAGCAGCGAGGGCCGCTGCTACGTCAAGGCCTGGCCGCTGGCCGGTGGCAAGGGGCGGGACGCGATCGACGTGGTGCTGCAGGGCCAGGGCGCCCTGGCTGACATCGCCAACCCGGCCGGGGACCTGACCCCGACCGTGACCGGCCTGGACCCGGCCACCGGCGCGGCCGCAGGCGGCGAGCTGATCTCCATCTTCGGCCAGCACTTCATGCCGAACGGCGTGGACGATGTGACCGACGTCGACTTCGGCGCCAACCCGGCCACGGAGTTCGAGACGATCTCCGACAGCCGCATCATGGCGATCGCCCCGGCCGGTACCGGCACCGTGCAGGTCGCGGTCACCACCACCGCCGGCAGCAGCGCGGACACCGCCGCCGACAACTACGTGTACACGTAGCCCGTGCCCCGGTTCGATGATCTTGACCGGTACTTCGACCCTGGGTTGACGCTGACGGTACGCGGCAAGGAATACGTCCTGCCGCTGCCGTCGGCCGAGCTCGGCCTGTGGTGCCGGCGCATCGCCGAGGCCGCTGGGGCGGTCAACGAGGCCTCCACACCGGAGGAGATGGACGCCGCGGTCGCCCGGGTCCATGCCCTGCCGACCCTGCCCGGAGACTTGACCCTGCCGGAACGCACCCTCGGCGACGTCTACCAGCTGATGGTGGCCGATGGGGTCCCGGACCCGTACATCATCTTCTGCGGTAACACCGCCTACGTGTGGATCATCGGCGGCGAGCAGTCTGCTGAAGCGTACTGGACCTCCGGTGGCCGCCCGGAAGCGTTGGGGCCCGGGAACCGGGCCCAACGCAGAGCGGCACGA